TATTAGTAGAGTATCGTTAGTGTGTTTATGAGGGGGGCGAACTAGGATCGACCGTTGTTAGAAATCGTACTGGAGAGGATAGTCGGAAGACTTTAAATTTAAATAAAAGCAAACTATAATAACTTTGCATTAGCAGCTTAGGCTGTTAGGGGTTTGCCAGTACCTTGCAACAGAAACTGGCACTTATGCGGTCTTGGTGGAATGGTAGACACGAGGATTTATTTTCTGGCTGAGTAAGCTTTACTGGTTCAAATCCAGTAGACCGTACCATAGAGGGTTAATTTAGGAAGGGTGGTGCCTAAACATCACCCGCCCTCCCCTAACAAAAGGAGATTATTATGTTAGAAGTATTTGAAATTTTATTACCAATGGGTATATTAGTTTTATGTGCATACTTGATAGGTTATATGTCAGGATGTGAAACAACAAGGGAAATTTATAACCCTACAATTAGAAAGAGTGATTTGAAATGAAACAAAGTGAGGAGTTTTACCGTCTATTAGAATTAATGAAAAGTGTCCATAATGCCAAACGGCATGATTATGCAAGTAAAGAGGATATCTTTCAAAATTTTAGAACAAGTGAACTAGGCGGTATCGCCGCCTGGAAAAGTGTGGCAATAAGAATTGGTGACAAGTTTAGTCGCTTGATGTCTTTTGTTAAACAAGGCGAACTGAAAGTACATGATGAAACAATTGGTGATACATTAATTGATATGGCTAATTATGCTTTGATATGTCATATATTATTTTATGAACAAAAACAAAAAAAATTAAGTGCTGACGCTGATACACTAACAGAAGCATTTTTGGAGAAGCATGATGACACCTAAACAATTTGCTCTGGTAATAGAAAAGATTGCCAGTACAAAAAAGATATCACATATGGACGCTATATTAAATTATTGCGAAGATAAACAGATAGAACCAGACCAAATCACACATTTAATAAACAGAAACCTGAAAGAAAAGGTTAAGTCCAATGCACAGGATTTGAATTTTCTTCCAAAAACGGCAGCATTGCCAGGAGTATAAACATGGAACCAGCAACAATAGCATTATGTATATTTGCTACCTTATGGGTAGTAGGCGTATTAAGTGATTAATAATGAATGAAGGATATGAAGCATATAAGAAGTATTTGGCAATCAAACTACATTTTACAAAAGATGAATTTGATTTTTTTAGATATGGCGGAACTACTAAAGCGAAATTTGAGACCTTCACAAAAAGAAATGATAGATACTTTTTTGTCAAGGCAGCCAGAAAATATGGTGACGAAATTGTTGATTATTTCGTCAGTAATTATATAAACAATAAGACACCTTATATAAAAGATATGAATGAGGATTCATATTTAGAATGGCGTAAGAGAATAGATGGTTTAACATATTATTTTAAGATTGATATGGAAAAACTATTGAAGAAAACTGATGGAGATTTTGATAAGTTATTTAAGTGTTATAGAAAACAACACCCACCTATACTAAAGATGTATATGGCAAAAAAGATAACACTAGAGACTATGTGTATATTGGAAACTATATTGAACTACAGTAAATCATTGGATAGAAATATAGAAGAAACATATATATGGCCAACAGTTAAACAAAAGATTTTGAAATACAAACCTTTTATTAAATTTAATATGGAAAGAATGAAACTTGAATTGAGAAAGATGTTAACATGAGAATACCATTTACATTAAAAGAGAGAGATTATATAATGAGTGATGACTTTCCTTGGTATCTAGGATTGCACACAAGCGACCCCAAAACCCCTACAACAATACAATTACCAGATAGTAAAGAGGTGCCTATGTTGACACACCAAATATATAATCGTGGCAAAGAACATAATACTACTTTGGCGCCAAGTATATTAGAACAAATCAAAGAGGTAACAAACTATAAAAAAATTTTAAGAGTAAAATTTAATCTACTATTACAACAAGAATTTCCAGTAGTACATCCGCCACATGTTGATTGGGATATACCACATAAAGTATTTCTACACTATGTTTGTGGTGATGGTTGTACAATATTATACAAACAAAAGTGGCAAGGTTTTCCAACAACAGATTTAACAAAAGATATGGAGATACACCCTATAGAAAATACTGGTGTCTTCTTTGATGGTGAAACTTTCCATGCAAGTACAAGTCCAACAATTGAACCAAGACGAATAGTAATGAATGTGGATTATGAATAACCATCATGTTATTGGTAATGGCAAAAGCAGATTATCTATTGACATTGATAAACTTGAAGGTACGAAATATGGTTGCAATGCAATTTATAGAGATTATTATACAGACTATCTTATTGGTAAAGATAAAAATATATGTTCAGAAATATTGGCGTCAGAATGTTGGCAAGACAGAAAAGTTGTAATGCAAACACAATGGCGTAATGACAGTTTAGTACGAGAGGCATACGAACATATTATATGGTGGAAAGATATAGTGGGTACAAATGATTATACAGATTGTGGTAGTGTTGCATTGTCAATCGCTTCACAAAATGCAAGTGATAATAACGACAAATATATATACATGTATGGTATGGATTTTGATGACCCTGCTAGTAAGGAAGTAAACAATGTATATTATCTTACTAACAATTACAGCGAAAGATATGGGCAACGAAAAGGTGTAACCAAAGAATTTATGAGAGTGTTTGATATATACAAAGATTTAAGATATATACATGTGAACACTAAAATGCCAGAACTATTGGCAAACAAAGAGAATGTATCATGGCAAAAGATATAAGAGTTGAATTTAGCAATACAGAAGTTATAAACTTTACAGCGTGTCCTATATTTCACACAAGCACAGACTTTAGACTAACTGATGATGAAATGCACATACTCACGGAAGAGACTGGTGGCACACGGTTAGGCGATGGTATATACAGAGGAAAAGCACAAATTAGTAATAATCACAATGTATTAGACACACCTGGACTTGAAAGAGTACAACGATTTATGTTGCAGACAGGACAACACTTTGTAAAGAATACACTAGAAATAGAGAATGAATTTTATCTAACACAAACATGGTTTACAAGAAACGATAAAGAAAGTGCTCATCATTCACATACACATCCAAACAGTATTTTAGCAATGGTCTATTATCCTCAATGTGAAAGTGGTGATATGGTATTGTCAGTAGAAAAGAATAATATGTTTCCACATTTTGATTTCAATTGGAAAATAAAGAGATATAATAATTACAATGCTAAGTCATGGTCAATACAAGTAAGAACTGGTGATGTAGTAATGTTTCCAGGTTATGTTGCACACAAAACAACACCCAATGAAAGTGATTTAACACGATATGCTTTGGGTGCTAATTTCTTTACAAGAGGTACATTTGGTACATATGAGAACACAGATTTATTGGAGTTGAAATGAGTAATTTATTTATATTAGGTAATGGTGAGAGCCGTAAAAGTATACCAGTTGATATGTTAAAGTATTCTGGTAAAGTATGGGGTTGTAATGCAATCTTTAGAGAACATACACTTGATGGATTGATTGCAGTTGATCCTATGTTAGAACATGAAATTTATCGTAGTGGTTATGCACACGAACACGCTTGTTATTTCAGAAGTTGGGATACTATGCCTGTTGAACATTATGATATGATGTTAGAAGCACAAACAAGTAATATGACTAATCCTGAAATAAGGTCATGGAAATATAATCCAGAAGGACATTATTTAAGTTTTGTTATACATGGACAAAGTACAGTTGATAAGAATAGAGAGAGTAGAAGATGGAAAGGTGATGGACACGAAAATGTTTATGTAAGTTGGTTATATGGTAAGGATAAAATTTCCTTGCTAAAAGAAACAATGTCAGATTATTATGGTGGTGGTTGGGAAGGTGAATACAATGGTCCAGAGGATCCAGGTTGGTCATCAGGTGCAACGGCCATGTATATAGGTTGTAAAGTAGAGAAACCTAAAACATGTTATCTACTAGGTATGGACATGTATAGTACCACAGATTTTATAAATAACTTATATAAAAATTCTTACGGTTATGTAGAAGACAAAGAGAATGCCATAACCCCACAAAATTGGGTAGTACAAATGGGTCGTGTTATGGTAAGATTTAAAGATATAGAGTTTATTAAAGTGAATCCTGCTGGTAATTCGCAGGTTTCCCAGAGGATGCCTCAATGGGATAGTCTTCCTAATGTGAAATATATGCATTTAGAAGAATTTGAAAAAAACTTTAATTTAAGGCTTGACATTTAGCACAATTCGTGTTATAATGTTAATAATAATAGCAAAAAGAACTAATTACTCTTTTTGAATAGTGCAAGGAAGAGGGTTTCACCAGAGGCTCGAACTTGAACGCTCAGGGGTGGTACCCAGGTCAGTTGCAGAAAATGTAAAGGACAATATCGCAAAACTAAGCGGGAGCGTGTTTAACCTGTTATAGGACTGGAATCCGGTCAGGTTATTGTGGGTAATTCCATAGTCCCACCTATTTTCTATTATAAATAGAAGTGTACGATTAAACAGTACAATACAAATACAACGAATATAAGGAGACAATATGTCATTCGCAAATCTAAAACGAAGTCGAGGTAATTTCGACAAACTAACTAAAGAGTTAGAAAAAGTACAAACCCCCACAAACAATCAAAGGTCTTCGTCAGACGATAGGTTCTGGAAACCAGAACTAGATAAATCAGGTAATGGTTATGCCGTTATCAGATTTCTACCTGCTGTAGAAGGTGAAGAATTGCCTTGGGCAAGAGTTTGGTCTCATGCCTTTCAAGGACCAGGTGGTTGGTACATTGAAAATTCTTTAACTACACTAGGTCAAAAAGATCCAGTTAGTGAAGAAAATACTAAACTATGGAATACAGGCTCAGACGCCGACAAAGAAATTGCTCGTAAAAGAAAAAGAAAGTTATCTTATTTTACAAACATTCTTGTTGTGAATGACCCTAAACATCCTGAAAATGAAGGTAAGGTCTTCTTGTATAAATTTGGTAAGAAAATCTTTGATAAACTTACTGAAGCAATGAAACCTGAATTTGAAGATGAAAAAGCAATCAACCCATTTGACTTTTGGGAAGGTGCTAACTTCAAATTAAAAATTAGAAAAGTTGATGGTTACTGGAACTATGACAAATCTGAATTTGAAACTACATCTAAATTGAAAGAGGAAGATGAAGCAATAGAAAAGATTTGGAAAGAACAGACACCATTAGTAGAGTTTTCAGCACCAAGTAATTTCAAATCTTATGATGATTTAAAAGCGAAATTTGAAAAAACTGTATATGGTACTGGAAAATCTGAAACAGCAGACCAAATTGATATCCCACCTGTAAGTGCTGCTGTTGAAGAGGTAAGTGAACAAGTAAAAGAAACTGTAGCGTCAGCGCCAATTGATACTCCCCCTAGTAATGATGACGAAGACGATACTATGAATTACTTTAGCAAATTAGTTAACGATTAAACTAATCTCTCCTGCTAGAAACACTTACATTAAGGGGGACTTTGTCCCCCTTTTTTAATATATATTGATATGATAAAAGACTATATAGCACACGATTTATTCCCAACACCAGTCTATCAGAATAATATTCCTGTCACTATACTTGACGAAGTGAAACAAGAAGAATATAGAGAGATAGTACCTGATAGAAATGGATACTATACAAAGAACACCAGAA